CCATTGTCTTTTAAATGTATTGCCCAATCATTTTCTTTTTGTGCAATCACCATACTACCAGAACTTCCTACACTATTTGGTGTTCTAAATCTTAATTCTAATGTTTGTGGATATTGATTGTTTAAATCAGTTGTCCATATACTTTTTACATATTGTGAACTATGAAAATCTAATGCATATGTAAACTTTCTTTTTACTTCATAACTTACTCGTTCTTGATTATCTGGCCCACCATATTCTCTTACTCTTAATATTGAACTCGGTATTCCATAACAATTTAATATTCCTTTTAAACATCTAACACTACCTTTTGTTTTTACAAAGTAAGGTAAGTTATTTAGTAATCTTTTCCAAATCTCTTCTGTCACTTGTTCTTGTGGTGACTCATACTTAGTTGTTCCATCTGAATTTTTACCCTCAAGATATTCAGGTAATATCATTAAGTCATTACCATTTGTAAGTTCTAAACCAAGTGACTTTGCATATTCTGCTGCAATATCTTTTGATATACCTTCAGATATATTTGCAGACCTATTATTAACATCTGTTAAATGTTTGGTGTATGTCCATACCTCATCAAATTGTTGACCTGTCATATCCATAAATTCTATAAATGGATTATTTTCAGTATCATCTACAACATGTAAAGATAAATTATTTACAAGTCTATCAGGATTATCAATATCGTATAATGAAGAACTTAATATCATAGTATCAAACCAAGTTACAGCTTCTGAACCAGTAGAGTGTAATAATGTATATGGTTTTGATGTATTAGTTTTAGGCCATGTGTTTGAATGATATTGTCCCATTGATGAACTCACATAGGATGAACTTTCAAAATACATATAATGTTCAAATGGGTCAAATGAATTAATTACTCGTTGTCTTTGATTTTCAATAGATGAAATTCTATTTACCGAAGATGAAATAGGTGTTAACGATTGACTTGTTTTATTATATCCTTCAATCAATTCAACTTTCTTTTTAAAGTTTCTAATTCTTCTTTCAGCACTTGAGTAGTGTACAAAATTTCCAAAACCAATATCATCATTTTGTAAACCTAAATTTACAGATGTTCTATTAAATTCAGTATTAACTTGTACATTTAATAAACTACCACTTACTAATTTTCTCTCAATATCTTTGTTTAGTAAATCGTCACTACCTAATAATGTATTATGTGTTTCTAATCTTGTTGACCTAAAATTAATTGGATTATCAACTGAATTTAAATTAGGTAATTGTAAAAATAAACCATCTGGGTCTTCATCAATAAATGGTATTAATCTAACTACTTCAACATGAGATGGTAATCTTTTTTCTACAAAATATACTTTATCTAATTCTTCTTTATCAGGACTTAATGGTTGTTTTAATTTAAATACTCTCTTTGAATTTTGATTATCTTCATTAAAAAATTCTTTATTTTCATTTGTGATTAAATAATAATCATCATCACAAACCATATAGGTTTTAAATCTTTCTATATTGTTTTTCTCATATAAAACATTCCACCCATACCAATCAGCATCTCTACCACTTGGGCCGTCATGTCCATTTGCATCTGCAGCCTGTTGATATGTTAAACTTACTCTTACTTTATTATAATCAAGAACCTCTGTAATTGTTGCAACATAATCAAAGTTAAGTGTTTCATCTTCAAATCTTGTAACCCAACTTTCAACAATCTCAGTTGTGAAGTCTTGTGTTCCTTCAGGTACTGGTGTGTTTTGAATAAAGTCTTCTAATGCAGGTAACTCTGCATGTCCTAACATTTCTTGATTTATATCTTCTACAATAACTTCATTTTGATATATGTTGTTATTGTTTGCACCATACATACCCCATCCATCACCACTATCTATTAATCCACCTTGTGGTAAACCATTACCTGGTGTTAATGGGTCTGTACCTTCTTCACCTAAATCTGCATTACCTGTTACATCAAAATCAATGTATGCAGGTCTGGCCGAACCTTGTTTTTGTCCACGATATGGGTCAACATAACCACTTGCTGCTCTTTGTGCCGCTTGTTGTCTTGCCCTATCAGATGTACCCATTCTAAATCTATTTCTCTCTTCAAGAAATCTTTCTTGCCAATGTTTAGTCTCAGTAGTCTTCCATTTACCAAGAGTCGCTGCAACTATATTGTTTGCAAAAATTGTATGGTCTTTATCTAATACTAAGTTCCATACTTTAAAAGGTGGTTTCTGATAATATATCTCCCCAACCTCTCTTGACATAAACCAACCATCTTTTGTTCTGATTGGGTGGTGGTCGGTAACAATAAGGTTTTTATATTTAACCATCAAGTCACCAAAACCTCTTTCACTCTTTATGACTTTTTTAACTCTTGCAACACCTTTATCTGTTCTGACTTTCATACCAATCTTCATCATCTTGATTGGAACTTGTCTACCATTACTTAATGTTACTTTTGTATTAGGATGAAAACAAACTCCATCATAATCAAACATACCACCATAATCCTCTTCCTCTTCATCATTAACAGGTGGGTCTTGTGGTGGGTCTGGTTCAGGTGGTGTATCTTCATAAACTGGTGGTGGCGGTGGTGGTGGTATATCTGGTGGTACTTCTACTGGTACCTGTACTTCTGTTAATACTGATTCAACATATTCTCTTGTAATTGTTTTTTGGAATATTCTTGGTAATCTAATTTCACCACCAACCATATTTTGTGTAAACCCTCTGTCATTATCTTGTAGGTCTGCAACTAATATTCCTGGTTCATTTTCATCAAACTTAATAGAACCATTTGCACCACTACCTGCAGTAAGAAATGGTTGAAACTTTACAATAGAATTCATCTCTCTAAAGTTTTTATGATATGTTTGGTTTTTAAAATCTTGTGTTTTTACTACGATTTCAGTTCTATCACCACTAATTTTATCAAGTGAATATTTTAAATCTCGTATAAATAATTCTTGTGGTGGATTCTCTGTCAAAGATTGTGCAGATGCATTTGGTGGTGGGGCAGTGTAATATCTTGTTTCCCCATTTATATTTTTTGTTATAACTTTACCTGCATATAGTTCACCATTACTATTTACCATTACTAAATGGTCTCTACCTGCTAACTTTCTTAGGAATCTATATTGTACAATATATTCACCATCCGATAATCCATTATCTCTTAGATGTTGACCAACATTTAAATCCAAAAACCCTTCAGTATTTACATCAGGATTAAATTTATCTCTGAGCACAAGTTCATCATTTTGGAAAACTTCTAAGACAATATAGTCTCCACTATCTCTTCCAAAACTACTATATACCCTTTCAGGTTTATAATATTGTTCTCTCTCTTGGTTATTAAATCCGTATTCTGCCATTACTTACCTTATAAATCTATGTTATCTTTTAATGGAATTCTTGGTTGATAACCTGATGGTGTTTCAGGTTGACCAAAAGTATCATCTCTACCACCTATTGGTTGTTCATCAGGTTCTGGTAAATTTGGTGGTGGATTGAAAGAAACTTCTTCACCTGGTCTTGGTCGTTGTATTCTACCAGAAGAATAATATTCAAAAAATTGTTCAAAAATAAAAGTTTTAAATTCTCTTTCTTTATCTATTTCTGGTAACATTTCATCATTAAAATATTGTTGTTGGTTGATAACACGAACATTTTGATAAACTTGTTCAACTGAGTTACCAAGATTGTCTGGGTCTTCATAAGATAATATCACACCATTACCATCTCTCAATGGTTTTGTTGCATCCCAAGACCCACTTATTTCCATAAGTTCTCTGTTGGTTTGTATTTCACGATTTAAAGCAATTCGTTCCTCATTAATAATTCTATCGTATAATTCGGAATTTTTTATTGCCTCATCTTTTGTATATGGCATTGTTATCTCTCAATGTTTCTTACAACCTTAAATGACCATGCTGGGTCACTATAGTAATTTATCAATTCATCTGTGGTTCCACTACCACTAACTACTTTAAGATGTATGTCATAATGTCTTTCTGCTTGGAAACTATCCATTCTTAAATTAAAGTAATTACCAGTACCATCACAACTCACAATTGAACCTGTTCCAAATGGTACTATTGTTTCCTCAGTTACAGAATCTTTAATTGAATAAAAAGTTGAACCACTTGGTAATGTTCGTACGGTAAGACCTTCGGGTGTTGTACCAAACACTCTATCATTGTATCTTGGTCTACCAACTAATCTAAATCTTGATATTGATTTTTCTAAATATTCGTCTCGTATACCTTTAAAATAAATTACGGTATCGTCTAATGCACTACCTGTAAGTTGTGCTAAACTTCCTGTTGTCCACTTTGAATCATCCCAAACAACTTCTAATGATGGTGGATAAATTGTATGTGTTTCTCTTGAAAAGAATTGTAATGTACCAAGTCTTGAAGTTCCACCTTCTTCTGATAAAGTATCACCACTATATGAATAAGTTGTTCCATATGAACCTGTAGATTCCCTCTTTACTATAAATCCATTATTTGGATAAATAGAACTTGAAAAAATATGATTTCTAACCAAATCAGTTACATCAAATCTAACATCTCTTTTATCAAAAGTTAAGTTATAAGACCCACTTATGTTATATTGTGAATAAGAATCTTGTGAACCACTAAACCAAGAACCGCCATCTGTTAAGAGTGAACCTGTCACCCATGGTAGTTTTTGGTCTTGGTCTCTATATTGATATGATGCACCATTTGTAGTTATAGGACTATCAAACTTTTTACCAGTTCCTGATTTCCAACTACCACTAACCATATAGATAACAAGTTTTTGTTCTGCCTCTATATCTTTAGAACCTGCATCATATAAATTTAAATAAAATTTTGCATCTGTAGGTATCTTACCTTCTTGGATTGACTTAGATACATAAGAGTAGTCTGCACTTAATAATATACGAGATACATTTATTGTACCACCATCTGCACTTACTTCTTTTACAACTTCTAATATTTCATCATGACCAGCATTTAACGATGATGTTGTACCACCTGAATAAATTGTTGTGTCTCTGTTTATGTATTCAAAATAATGCATTAAAAGTCTCCTACTACTCTAGCTTCAATATCTGTATTTGGATATTTAACTTCAAAACAACTTGGGTCTTTTGAAGGATATAACACACCATCTTTTAGTGCAGATTGTATATCATATATGTTTCCACTATATCCATTTTCTACTAAATGTTTATTCTCAATCACAACTATATCTTTATTTGGATTATCAACATCTGGTGGAACAATACTTGCAACACCATCAGTTAGTGATATTTGATATGCAATATCACTTAGAACTATCGGTTGTCCCATTTGCCATTTTTGTATATCAAAGTAATCTTTGACTTTTTGTATTGCTCTAAACAATACATCATTTTTGTTAAATCCTCTTTTTGTAATAATATTAAATCTAACACCAATATTAATAATGTAACCACTCTTGATATTGATAGCATCTGTTACCATTCTATATTGTGATAAGTAAATTCTTAAGTTTTCTTTTACTGCTCTATTAATAGAAGTCAATTTTCTATCTGCATCATATCCAAGAACATACATATTCAATGCTAATGGATTTGGATTTATACTAACATTAACTTGTTCAACAACTTCACCTGTAACAGAATCTATAACTTTATCTGTTTGTTTGTCTAATTGTTCATCTTGACTAATAAATACTTTTGCGATATTACCATACTTTTGTGGTAAAGAATAAACTCTTGTTATATAATCCTTTTGTGTTACAGAACGACCTTGTGCATTAAACACAGATGCTGCATTTAATCTAATAGTTTCAATTGATTCTTCATCACTACCACCACTTGCAGGTTTTGGATTTGTAAAAGTTAAACTTTCTTCTGCAGTTGATTTTTTTGTTGAATCTAAATTATCTGCAGATATTGTAAATGTGATATTACTTTTGTTTGTAATACTATCGGACTTAACATTATGTTCTACTGAACCACCATGATTATATAATACGGTAAGTGTTGTGTTACTTGGTGCAAGTCCAAAAGTTTTTGTTTTTAAAAAATTACTTGGGTCAAATGTTTCATCTATTTTTGAAACACCTGTTCCTAATGATGAACCAACATTATCTGGATTTGGAATTATCTCTTCATCAGGATTATCACTAACACCACTACCAAAAAGTATTTCTGTTTTTAAATCTTCACCTCTAACTTTAGTTGTAAATCTTCTTGATGTCTTGATAAGTTTTAATAAGTAAGGTGTATCGTTTTGGAATTGTGAAAGATTTGGGTCGTTCTCTGTAGAATTTTCTTCATCTTCATATACGGTGTCTTGTGCAAGATAAGGAACTTGATACCATTTGTTACCATTACTATCTGTAACAGAAATTATCTCAGTAACATTAGGTTCTGATAAAACAATTTTATCAAATTTCTTTGCACTACTAAAAGTAAATGTTTCAGACTTTCTTGTACCACTTTTTACAATTGCCTTTTTAGTTAATTTAAATTCTGTTGGAACAACACCTGAACTTGGTATTATTGGTTCAGTAACAAGTGAATCTAATGAACTTGATACTTTAAAATTAATATCATCACTTAGTGTAAACTCTACACCACTTGTTGAACTCACTATACTATTTGTTGATAATACTCCACCATAACTTAAATCTGGTATATACTCACCATCCCCATTTTGTTTTGCAGGAACATTCATTGATATATCTAACTCAGCACTTGCAGGTGAAGCAGTCTTTGGTTTGTATCCAAGTGATTGTGCAATCTCGTAGATGTTTTTCTTTTCTTCTGATTGTAAAATTAGAGTTTCTCTAAATTGATTATCTACATAGAAATTTAAAACATCACCTACATATGCAGCCATCTCAATAAACATCATACCAGGGTCTGATTCATTAAAATCATTATAAGTATTTGGGAAATATGACTTGGCAAACTCAATCAAGTTCTGTCTTATTGATGAGAAATCTCTACCGAGATAATTTACCTCTTTTCTAACTATTTTTTTATTTGTACCATAATCAGGCATCACTATTCTCCAATACTTCTATTAAAATTAAATGTAACACTTTCTAAAGATTCTTTATCAGTCTCTATAAAATATTCTAATTGTACTTGTATTAAATTAGGGTTACTTGCATCTTGAACAACAAATACATTATTTACATTAACATAAGGTAACCAATTATCTATGGCATCTCTTATTGTTTCTTCAATCCTATCATCCATATTATCAACAATTGGTTCAAACAATAAATTAGTTAAGTCACTACCAAACTCTGGTTGAAATGGTCTTTCACCTTTAGATGTTAATAATAAATTCCTTAAATTAGATTTAGTCTGTTCTAATAATGTTTTACTTTGATTAAAAGTAGAAAAAGCATTACTATTTAATGGAAACTTCAATCCAATAAATTTATCAGGATTTTTATCTGTTGCTCTTACACTCATTTATTATTTTTTCCCTTTGAACTTATCGTGTTTCATTAAATCACTATAGTCACGAGTTAATGCATTCACTAATGATTCAGGTACTTGTTCAGAACTGACTCCTGCTTCTTTCATAGTCATTGCAGCATTTATATTTCTTTGAGCTTCTTTATCACCACCTGCCATCATAGAATCACCATAACCTAATAACTCTGAAGCTCTACTTGAATCAAATACACCACCACCTAATGTTGGATACTCTTCGGTATCACCTTTGGATAGACCTACCGTTTCATTTAATATATCATTCAATGAATCATTTGATGTGTAGGTAACCTTTTCTTGTTTCTTAACAACAGGTTTTGGTTTTTGTTGTATTGTTTCTTGTGCGAGAGACTTAAGAGATTTTTGTCTGTTCTCCTTAATAAATATCTCGTTAACTTGTTTTTTTACTTCTTTACGAACTATTAATTCTATTACTTTTATTAGTTCTCGTTTTTTCATTTTCTTACTCCTTTATGTAACCGTATAGACACCACTAAATGTGGCACCACTCGCTGTATTAGTAAATATCACCGAGTCTAAATGTTCTTTAAAATAATCTCCAATATTTGATAAAAATCCATCCAATGTATCATCTTCCCATGTTGATGTTGGTGGTACTCCACCTGCAGACACAAATGTACCATTAGTCAATGCAGTCCAATATGAAACTAAACCTAAACCAACACCACTAAGTAATACTGATGTAGATTGTGCTCGTAGTCCTGTCTTCATTGGTGATAATATTAAACTTTTTTGACCAGTAGTCATTTTGTATGCACCACCACCACTCGTAATAGTAGAGTGATATTGGTTTACGATAAACTCTGCACACTCATCAGTAGTATTGAAGAACTGACCATTGTTCATTCTACTTCTATAATTATTTTGTAATGTGTTAAATGACATTATTTATCAATTCTATGTTTCTCACTTAATGCATCTTTGACTGCACTTAGTGCAGATGTTACTGAACTCCAATTAGGTGCTGCACTTACAGGACCAGGTGTTGGGCCTGTTGGTGTTGGTATACCAGTAACACCACCAATTGCAGTTACTAATGCTTCTAACTTATCATATAAAGTTTGTCCTAATACTTGTGGTTCTTGTGCATCTCTACTACCTATTTTCGTTGAGTCATGTGTTATACTTAAGTTAGGTGAATCAACAAAAATTTCATTTACTGAACTTATCTCTACATTGTTATTTGAGTATAACCCAATACTATCATTTCGTGAAGTAAATATTAATCTATCACTACGAATTTGTATTTGTGATTTATCATAATCTACAATGTCTTCAATTTTTTTTGGTGTCATTGGAAGTTCAATATCTATGGTCTCATTGAAAGTCATATTTATAGAACTTAAATCTGTGTTAGGATTTTCAGAACTTAGGTTATCACCAATTAATCCTGTAGAACCATTAGTGATTTTTATACTTGGTGATAATTCTTTTTCATCAACTTGATTACTACCTAATCTAATTATTTGTCCATGTCTACCATTAACAAGTGTATCACCCTCAAACATTACAGGTCTTTTTATATTTAAATTTTCTTTATAATAATAACCAGGTTTGTATTTATCTGGATTAACCATCGGTGACCTATGCCATGTATCAGTACTATTAGGAATGTTTGCAGAATTATCTGTCAAATTACTGATACCTGGCCTTCCCATGTTGGTTACTGAATTATTTAAATGAACAAATCCTAAATAATATCTATTACTACCATCTACATAACCATATACTACTTCTCCTGCTACAGGAACTTTTTGTATATCTGGCATCAATGGTCTATAAAATTTACAATTACTTATATTTAGATTATCTTCACTAAGTAAAAATCTACCTCTAATACCACCATAATATGTATAATCTGGTTCACCAGTTTCATTGTTTAGTGGTAAATCTTCTTCTTGTAAACAAACATTTAAAACCTCAAGTGGTTCTAATTCATAGAACAACTCATTTGTTTCATTTAACTTATTAATTAAATTTTGATTTTGTGCATTTACTAAACCAGTTTTATCTTTGGAAACTCCTGTTCCACTTAATTCTTTAAGTTTTATTGTTACTGGCATTAATCACCCTTTATTGACGATATGATATTATCTTGATGGTCTTGTAAATCTTGAACATCTCCTTCTATGGCATCCATTAATTGTTTCTTTTCTGCATCTGTTAGTCCGAATTCACTACCACTATCATCACTCATTCTACCCTCTGCAGCCATGATTCTTTGTACAACCGTAGCAAGTTTAACTAATTGTTCATCATTTTTTACATTGATTTCTAAATATTCTTTCAACATAGGAATTATTTGCACAGCCGTATCACCATCTTTAATAAATCCAACTACTTCTTTCATAAGTACTTCTAATTGTTGTTTATTAGTTTTGGAATTGTCATAGATGTCTTTGAACACATCAGATAAGGTCTTACCTTCAAATATTTCGTAATCGTTTGCCATAATTTTGCCTGTTCGTTATCATTAATAAATATTAAAACTTCAAAAAATCGTTGTATATAAATATATATGAGACCATAAAAGTCCAATATATATAATAGTTATTTATGTCGGTGAAAATCCGACTATAACGGAGAAACATAAATGAAGGAAATCATAACAATAGTTAAGGGATATATCAATGACCTAGCGGATTTGATGTTATCTTTGGTGGCCATAGGTGCGATTTCTGAAGTAATATTTGGAAGTGGTATCTTCGGTGTAAATGTTATCGGTAACCTAACATCAATCATAAACACATTCGGCGAATCCGGTTTCGCTGGGTTAGTCGCGTTGTTGGTGTTGGTGGGTTTATTCCGTAAATAGTACTAATTCGGATAGAAATGAAAAAGGGAAGTGTAAAAACTTCCCTTTTTTATTTTATAGGTTATTCCAACTACCAGTATATCGTGTCTCCACAGAACCAGTAGCAAGATAGTTCTTTTGTAAGTTTACATGATGTTTCTTCATCACATTAACAACACGAGTAATATGTTGTGTGTTAGAACCTGTCATCTCACGAATCAAAATATATAGAGCTTTCTTATTGAAGTTCTCAATATTCTCACGAGTTTCAAACAAATATATCACTGCATTTGCCACATCAATATCTTGTTTTCTCTTAAATACGGTTGTCAAGTTATTTGTCCAATACTCAACAAACAAATCAAGATACTCTTTCTTTGCACTCTTCATATCAAGGATATCTGTTTCACGAACAGGGTCTCGTTTGTAATCAGTAACTTCTTCACCATCATGCATCTTCATCTTCTTATAGTTATTGTTGTTATGTAGAATTAAGTAATTCTTTGCAACAATACTAAAGTAAGAGAATGCCTTACCTTTACCCTCAGTAAACTTATGCATATTCATATACAAGAAACTCACTACCTCATGTTTAACATCTTCAGATGGAACATCAAAGTAATAAAACTTAAATGTATGAATGATGTTCTCTGCCAGTTTTTCAAATGGTGTACGAATATGTTCATTATAGATTCTCTGTCTCATGTGTGGACGAGTTTCTTTATTATGTCTGATTACTGCCTGTTCAGTTGAATCTGTAAAATAATATCTTGTTGAACCTTTTTTTGCTTTTCTTGGCATTATATATCCTTTTCTGTTATTGTGTTTAACTCTTCAATTGTTTGTTTGATACCTTCAAATACTACACCGATTTCATCGTCTGCTTCAAATTTACCTTCTGAATCTAATTGGTCAAGTGTAGTCTTAGTTTGTACCACTCTATCTGCATATTCCTCAACCCAACTTTCTAACCTCTCTACTTTTCTCGTAAGGTTAAAAGTTGTGTATCCAAATGTAACTGCGAGACATCCAAATATTATCTCTAAGACCATTTCTCTATACTCCCTATTGTTGATTGATTAATTCTGTTCATACCCATTTCAAATGTTTCACTATCTATTTCGGAACCTAAATATTTACGATTTAACTTTTTACATGCAAGTGCAGTAGTTCCAATTCCCATAAAAGGGTCATATACAATATCACCCTCTTCTGTATAATTACCTATACATCTTTCTGCAACTTCTTGGGGCATATTATATGAATAACCTTTGTAAGAATGATGTGGATGAAACCAAGTATCGTATTTAAATAATTTTGTGTTTTTAGACTTAAAACTCTTTCGTGCATAAGACATAACAAAAGCATAATTGTATCTAAACATATTTATCTCTCTTGACTTTTCCCATATCTTTTGATTTAATAAATCGTATCCTAAATTTTTCATAATGTCTGTACAATACTGATGTTTTGGTATCGTCTTTCTTTTAAATCTTCTATCACTTATTACAATAGTTACAATATTTTTTCTTGGATTAAATTTACTATAAACTTCTTCCATCCAACCAAAGTATTTTTTATCATCTTTAAGTGGTTCTAATCCCATCTCTGAATATTCAGGTGGGGAAAAGAATACATAATCATATTCTAATTCCCTACCTAAAGTAATCAGACAATCTTCGTTATAGATGTTACTTATCTCCGAATAACTCATCAAATAAATCCTTTGCAGATGCACTTGGTTGTGTCTCTACTTTTTCTTTTACTTGTTTACCTACTGCCTGTTTGATATTGGTAACTGATTTGTTTACCTTTTCAGTAGTTTTCTTTTCTGAGTATTTCCATTCGGTGTACTCTGCTCTTGTTGCCATGTGGTCTGCCCAATGTATAAGATAAGGAAGACTTGATTGGAAACTATGTTCAGGTTTAAATGTTTTTAAATACTGAACATTTGCATCATCATACATACCATCACTAACCTTGATTGCCAACCATTCTAATTGTGATACTTTAACATCAAAGTGTTGTAACAACCATAATGCTCTATCTGTAACTCCCATAAACTGCATCTCAGGATTCTGAGTAAACCATTCATTAAGTTTTTTTCGTCTCCAATCATCTTCTTGAACGAGATAGTATTCATGTTCTAAATCACCAACTTTACCTAAGTCGTGATGTAAACCTGCAAATACTAACTCTTCATCAGTATAATCAATGACTGCACCGATAGACTCATATACTTTTGTTAACTTTCTTGCCGTATCAACTATATGTAAAACATGAAGAACATACCCACCTGCAAAAGCATAATGGTAATTTGGTTTACCACTTGCTGGTGCAACAATGATTCTGTCTTCAAAGAAGTCATACATCTTATTTAAATTATCAAGTCGTTCACCTGTAAATGTTTCATTTACTATGTTTCTCAACTTGGTGTAATTATCCAATAGTTGTTGTTCTGTTAGATTCATATTTATAACCTTCGTATTTTCGTTTTTTATATACCCTTAATATACAACATTTTTACCGCTGTTGTCAAGCTTTTTTTTAATTTATTTTTAATCAACATACCAATCTGGTTGTTTGTTACTTGGATATTTGTGACTACTATCCACTAACCATTTTCTTAATTCTGGTCCTGACTTAACATCTATGATTAAATGATATCTATCCTCTTCACCAAAATTAATAGCAGTGTGTGGTTTTCTCATATCTAAATACCACAACTCACCTTTACCCATTTGAGATTTAGTAACACTACCATCACAATTCCATTGAGTAAACTCAACCTTTGGATTTGTCTTTAATGGAAAGTGTAGTCTTGCCCATTGACCATCACCAATTCCAGCTTCTACATCTTGTCTATCAGTATGTCTTTCAAGTTCACCCTCACCTTGACTTAATTTCAAGATACGAATTCTTTCATGTTCAAATGGTAAGAGTTTAGCAAACTTCTCTACTTCAGTAAGTCTTTCTCTAAGTGGTGTATCCTCTACCTTCCACTCTAACTTTTCTGCATTTTCTTTTCTCCACTTTTGATTCATCTCTGCAGGTTTGATAATAAAGTCTTCTTTACCACCATAACCACGAACCACAATACCACTCCATGAATTACCTTTATTGTAATTACTATAGTGGTTAGCAAAGTCTTCTTGTAGTGCAAAGATTTGTTCCATTAGTGGGTCTGTGTCTTGAACATCTAAGTCTAATCTCTGTAGTGAGATTTCTTGTGATTTTGCGAGTTCACCTGTATGTTCTCCTTTGAACCAATAACCATACATATCTGCAAAACTCGTAATCAAGTTATCTCTTCTTTCATAACCTAAGTCTTGTAGTAATTCAACCATCCTTTTGTTTTGCATATCACACTCAACTACGGTCGTTCCTTCATCAAATATACTACTACCCTCTGACTCATGTCTTTTTATCAAGTCATATAAATGTTGTTCTTGACCAGGATAACATGCAATCTCACGAATATACGCATCACTCTTTGTGACTAATTTATATTCTGCTCCTGTAAAAGATTTAATCTTTTTAAATTGTGTTTTCATGTTCTTCATGTTGTAATATAAAATACATGCAACAATCTTACCATCATTATCTTCTACCCAATCAACCTCATATGCATGTCCTTCACGACCTTTTACATGGTCAAACGCTAATTGTAAGTCCATTTTATTTAATTTTCTAAATGGGTCTCTTAATCTCGTGTTACCATAATGTTCACGAATTTTCTTTTCACCCTCTGGTCTTTGTGTTTCCATAAAACAATCTAATAAATTCTGATATGTTGGTGTATCATCATAAATCCATTGTTTACCATTATGATATGGTTTTGGTATCTCTACATCGTAATCTCTAAATTTCATCTTCGTCACTCCTTCGGTTTATAAAAAATTAATATTGGTTCAAACTTAAAGTAATCACCACCACGACTAAGTGGGTGTGATTTAATCATTACTGAATTCTTTACATTGGATGCGTCTATACCAACCATCCTTGTCATTAACATTTTATAAATACCTTGATATTCACCACCAAGACTTTCCACTACATCAATACTATCTTGTTCTAATGGAATGTATTTATTACTACCTACTTTGATATCTGCAATGTTCCAACACAAATATCTATCAGGTTTTAAGTAAGTGTACATTGTTTCAAGAGTTGGTCTGAGAAAGTTATCTCTCCAATCTTCGTAAGCACTAAACTTTTTAAAACTTTGATTCTCATCTTGTGAATATTGTTCTCTGTTAAAGTACGGTGGTGATGTGAAAACCATATCCAAGCGTCCCTTATACGATTTAAACTTAGAATTGTTCCCAACTTCTTCACTACCCTCTCTAAATATTTCATATGTGTTTGGTTCACCTTTACCCCAAAATGGATTAGGATTGAAACAATGTTTGTTATAATAGTCGGCAACCTCTTCATATCTACCTAAGTTATCAGGATTTGGGTCAATACCAACATAGTGAATATCTCTATCACTACACATTGCACCTAAGATTCTACCACCCCAACCACTACTTGGGTCACATATAATTAATTTATCATCTTTGATATGTTTTGTAAAATGTTCATATAAAAACTTTGCAGTCAATGGTGGAAAGTTTACTGCAGGTTGTCCAAGTCCTAATCTAAATACTTGAAGTGCACTTGGAAAAATTCTTTGTTTTCTTTTATACTTTCTAATATAATAATGGTAATATCTTTTCTCACCATTTTTTAATTCATAACTATCTTTTAGTTCATCACCAATTGTTCTAAGATTTTGTTCTGTCAAACAACCTGTGGTTAGGTACATTTCTACTTCACTCTTTTTTAATATAAGATATTGAGAATCTATATCTACTGGTTTGGTATCACTTTGTCTAATAACCATAATACCATAAGTTGGGTCTTGATTAGTTTGTGTTAGAAAATCAGATACATTACTTACACCCATTTCCTTAACCTTAACACTTAAACTAAAAGTATACATTGAGTCTTTATATAGTGACCTCAACATAGCCTTCTTAAATGTTTCTCTTAGATTATCTTCTTTGAAGTGGTCATAAATAGAAGTTGCACCTTCACTACTTACACCTGTAGATATTTTTGTTTTTAACATTGTTGGAAAGAACTGATTCACTCCACTTGCATACTTGTTGAAGTTCTTTATGACTTTTGTTTTTTCATCAAAGAACCCTTCTACATCATACCCAAATAATTTTTTCCAATTACTGATTATCTCGTCTTCATTCTGACCAATAACAGGTGGTTGACCATTCTCATCCCATTGGGTAATAACATATGTACGAAGTTCATCAATCCACTTCTCTACATCTGAATCACTCTTGTGAAGTAATTCATCGTAGGTTATATTAATTGGATTGTCTTTACTCGCAATGTTAGACTTTTCATAAAACCATTTTTGTTTTTTCATCAATTATTATTCATTACTAAATTTGTCTTTACTATTTTTGCACTATCAAACTTGTAAGGTTTAGTTCCTGGTGATTCTAAGATATCAATACGATTAACAAATCTTTTATTCATCGTATCTTTAACTTGGTAAACACCATCCTTACCATCAGTTCCTTTTAAAACAATGAAATCACCATAATCTAAGAAACCACCATGTCGTTTCAGAAGATTTCTACTCACCGCAATAAATTTGTATTCACTTGCCTTGTGGACTCTTATTCGCGTTCCATCCGCGAGAATGTTCGGTGTAGAATCTGTCTGACGACTAACAGGGTGATACATAGTTACCGTCACTTCCATTCCCTCTAATTTGAACTCCTCTACAAGAGAATTTAATCTCTCGTTTTCTCTCTGAAGTTCAGATGTCATTAATAACATATTTTCCTTATACTTTTCAAAAATTGTTGTCCAAACAAAAGTATTAAATACCAAGATTGGCATTAATATCATTATTGATAATTTTAATTTGTTCATTTCATTTTTCCTAAAGTTAAGGAAATCCTTTACAATAGTCATATATAAATATCTCCTAAGTTTGTTAAAATTCATTTTATTTGTATACTTTTTATGTATTCACTTTCGTTTTCTCTCATATAATGTTGGATAACAAATCCTTCAACTACATGTGTGAAAAACCAAAAGAATGTTATTAATGGTATAAATATTTTGATATCTAAATTCAGAATTGATATTCCTAAATAAACCAAAAATATCATACCAATTGATTTTGTAAGAAATCCCATTGCCGAAAAACCTAAAGATAATATATTACCTCTTTGTACCACAACATACAATCCAACCATCAAATGCATTAAGTTTAAAAGTATCGGTGATAATATTCCTAATAATATGTACTCTACTAACATTTTGTAACCTCATTTTTTAGTGGAGCTGGCGGGAATTGAACCCGCGTCCAGCCTATTTTCCAAGTTAAGTCATTCACAACTTAGTTGGTTCCAAATCGGTAGTCACCAACAACCCACCATGTCCCATTTTACACAGAATGGTTTAACTGAGATTTCATTTAGACTCTAAACCTGAAGTGAGTGGTCTTACCGATTCCGACGCCACATCCCATTATCGGTGTCATGGTGTGACGACTTACGAACTAAGCGTAAGCAAAATTGACTTGATTGCCAATTAGAATTGTGAGTCTTTTGTGAACGAGACATACTCAATCTCTGTTGCACTCAATCCCTTCCAATACCTGTCAATACCAGTCAGCCCCATATTAATCAATCTCATCATGGTCATCTTCCCATTCAAATACTTCATCACCTTCACCTATCGTGATGTGAGTATCTAACACATCTATTAAATCTTCAACGATGTTCCAATCTTCTTGATTGTACGCTTCTTCTAATCTCTTTTTAATTTCTGCCAAGGACATATTCTACTCCTATTTTGAATTTATAATATTTCCTACCCTTGATATCATTATAATCAAAGATATTAGTAAGTATCAACTTGTCTGATATTTTCCAATTAATTTGTGCATAATCTTCCATATCAAAACGATTCTCACCAGTTAATTCATTTCTGAAATAATAACCATCCCACTTAATTTCCATTGAGAATTTATCGTTGATTTCTTTTTTCTTTTGGATACCCATTGATAAACCACTCTCAAATTTATCATCTGAAAATAATCCTGTGTAACCAATAGAATAAATACCACTACGATAACGAACATCAGCCTTACCATATTTCAAATCACGAGATGTCTTATTGACATATTGTGGTTTAAAATAAAAGTTCTTAGGTTCATACTCAAACCAAATCTCATCATCAGTATAAGATTGTCCTAACTCTCGTTCCCAATCTCTTTTGATATATATGTTCTCACTCTTAACTCCAAGAGCAATCTCATAATCATCTTGAGTTATAGAATCATCGTTAGGTGTTCTTGCACTAAATGATGTGAATAAGATTAGTCCACTTAAAAAACCTTGTAACATTATCTCATCACCTTATCTAATTCAACCCAAGCTTCCATACCTAAAGAGAATTGATACATTACATATAGTAATATACATCCTGCACCAAGTTTAAGACTTGTAATTATGATATCAAATATCATTTCTACCTTTGGATTCATTTCTTCTTCCTCGTATATTTTCTTTTGGTTTTAGTTTTAAGATTAGGTTTTATTTTTCTTGTTCTCTTTTTCTTTTGTAAAAGAGTTTCTTTTTTCTTACCAACTAATATTTCAGTTAGTAAATCACATGCCTCTACGAATGTCATTATATTACCTCTACAATTTTAGATTCTTTAACTACTTTAACTTCAAAAACATAAGGTGAATCTTTTAATACCTCATTTACTTTTGCTTCTGCTACTGATACAGAATCACACTCAACTAAAAACGCTCTACGAGTTTTCTTTTCTCTTACACCATTCTTTGTTGGTATCTCTTCTGTAAATACTACTTGTGCTTCAAAATACATTATATCTCCTTTGTGTATTTATGTTTATTATCTTCCCAAAATTCATTTATATCTTTTCTCGTTACTCCTTGTTTTTTAAAGGATTCAGAACGAGTCATCATTGTCATAGGAACATCAGATAAATTATATGGTCTACCAAAAGTATCTCTAAATACCGATTCGTTTAACCATTCTTTTTTTGTCATTTGTTTTGTCATTATAACCTCATATTGTTTTATAATATCCACCAATTCTAAAAGGTATCTTTGTATTTATAGAGACGGCGGAAGACTCGGAATAATTCACTTTCTTCATAACTCTAAAGTCCATAGATACTCTTGTAAACTCGGTTTTATTTTGTTTATTACCATGTGTGAGATTCGCTCCATCCCACATCACTAAATCTCCATACTCACAATTCATAGGTGAGTAGTCACCTTTATCAGGTTCACTCTCTACCCAAATCGTTGCAGTATCCTTTGCATTTGTTAATGGTAAAAAGAAATTTCGTTCTTTTATTTTCTTTACCCATTCTTTATCTTCACGATACTTACTATCTTTATGAAATTCACCCACACCAAGATTATTTGGAAGTTGAACCCTAAACGATGGTTTTGCTTGATAAACTATCTCATCATTATCAAACATTGGTTTAACTACCTTTATCATGAAGTCATCATACATATTTCTTAACTCAGAATCATTGTCCCATGAATTATAGAATATTTTATGAAACTCAGTTTGTTGGTCTGTTTCTCTTGTTCGTAATTTATAATCATGTGCAATGTGAAAAGATTCAAATGCAACATTATAATGTTTTTGTATCTTCTCTCTAAAGTTAAACTTCTTAGTATTGTATTTTATTTTTTTCATTTAATACCTATCACGAGCTGGTTTATCATACTCAACTAATCCAGTCAACTCTGATGATGAACGAATTTTTTCTCCTAATCCATCTACCATTTTAATATTTAATTTACTACAAACTTTGGCTTCTGGTATATCACCAAAGTGTCTATCACCACCATTACAAAAAGTCAATTCTGCATGTGGTTTAAATTGAGCAACTAACTCTAATGATTTACATACGGTTTTATCTTCATCAACTGATAAAAGTGCCTCATCAACCATATCTAAATGAAATATGATTTCTAATCTATCGTGTTGTTCCATAAACTCATCACCCTTTTTCTTCATACATTGTTCGTGATTATTCACGATAACTACTAATGTGTCACCCATTGATTTTGCCATCTTTAAATATTCAATATGACCAACATGAAGTGGGTCAAAATATCCACTACATATAACTACTTTTTCATTTTTCATCTTTTTTCGTCTTCTCCTTTTTCTTCTTCTTACCGAAAATCTTTTCCCAATTATCATCATATCTTTTCTTATCTGATGTTCTTGGTGCACTACCTTTCGTAGTACCTGAATCATATATTGATTTCTTACTCATCCTAAATCCTCAAACAACAATACATAAAGTGCTGTTAAACATATTGTTCCTACTATAAGTGATACTACAATTTGAAATATATCTATTAATAACCACATTATTGTTCTCTCTTCCAATCTTCGTATAACATCCAATCTCCACTTTGTATAAACATCTGAGCCTTCTTCCATTTCATCTTTGTAACAACATTCCAATGTGCACCACCAATTAATTCTACAATTTCATTACGACCAATCTTTTTCGTATCTCGTTTAAAAGTTGTTTCAATTTTTCTATCCATACATACAATACCATTCAAATGGTCAATTTCATGTTGTACACATACTGATTCTAATAATCTCAAATTCCTATCACTATCATCACTTTTTTCCCAACTACCTTTACCTTCTGTATTAGTCTCA